ACATAGAAAAAAAGAATCAAATACCTTGTATACTATAAATGCATTGAATGAATTAATTAAAAAATTAAATGGAGGAGTAGTTGATACTAAATTTCCAATTGATTGGCAGCATTATAGAAATACAGTTTTACTTACTCAAAGAGATGAATTGAAGCAATTAAAAACTAAGATTCACAAAATTCTTGAAGTATAGTTAGGCAAATCGAACATTCGTTCGTATATTCATCACAATAATAAACGTTATAAAACAATTAAAAAGTTATCTTTATGGATTTAAATGCAATCAAAAACCGCTTGGAAGCAATGAACAAGCAAACCTCTTCAAATAGTGGAGGTGGAAAATCACTATTTTGGAAACCTTCAGTTGGTAAAGAAGTAGTAAGAGTAGTACCTAATAAGTACGACAAACAATTCCCTTTTACAGAAATGCTATTTTATTATGGTATTGGTCAAAGAGTAATGGCGTCTCCTCAAAACTGGCAGGAAAAAGACCCAATTCAAGAATTTACAAAACAATTACGTCAGAGTGGAGATAAAGATAATTGGAGATTAGCTAAAAAGTTAGATGCTAAAACTCGTATTTTTGCTCCTGTTGTAGTAAGAGGACAAGAAGATGAAGGTGTTAAATTATGGCAGTTTGGTAAACAAGTATATCAAGATTTTCTAAATATGGCAGCTGATGAAGAAATTGGTGATTATACTGATATTGTAGGTGGAAGAGATATTAAATTAACTACTGTAGGACCTGAAGTAACAGGAACTCCATATAATAGTACATCAGTAGGACCTTCTTTAAAAACATCTCCATTATCTAGTGATGAAAATATTGCAAGAAATATTTTAGAAAATCAACCAAATCCTCTTGATGTGTTTAAGAAATTTACATTTGATGAGGTTAAAGCTGCATTACAGGATTTTTTATCTGATGGTGGGGAAGAAACACCAACATCAACATCAACCCCAACAGCAGCACCTGCAGCAAATAATTATTCATTAGATTCTAGTAAAACTAAATCAAAAGTAGATAAATTTGATGATTTATTTTCTGATGATAAGAGTAATAATGACGATTTACCGTTTTAATAAATAAAATACATGGCGAAAAAGAAAAAAACACTAGGGGAAGCAGTCTCTAAAGAAATACAATCAAATTTCAATTTAGATGCTTTTAAAACCAAAAAAGGATTAAAATCTAATATTAAATTTAAGGATCAAGACTGGATTCCAATTTCGCCAGCATTCCAAGAGGTAACTTCAATTCCTGGTATTCCTATGGGGCACATTGTGCTCCTTAGGGGTCACTCAGATACTGGAAAAACAACAGCACTTTTAGAAGCAGCTGTATCAGCCCAAAAGAGAAACATTATGCCTGTGTTTATTATTACAGAGATGAAATGGTCTTGGGACCATGCTAAAATGATGGGACTAAAAGTTGATGAAGTTATTAACGAAGAAACTGGAGAAGTTGAAAATTATGAAGGTAACTTTATTTATGTAGATAGAGAAACTATTAATTCCATTGAAGATGTAGCTGGATTTATTTTAGATCTTATTGATGAGCAGAAAAAAGGTAATTTACCTTATGATTTATTATTCTTATGGGATTCTATTGGATCAGTTCCTTGTGAAATGTCTATAAAGTCTAATAAAAATAATAATGAATGGAATGCAGGTGCTATGTCAACCCAATTTGGTAATAGTGTAAATCAAAAAATTACACTATCTAGAAAGGAATCATCTCCACATACTAATACATTAGTTTGTATTAATAAGGTTTGGACATTAAAAGCTGAATCACCTATGGGACAGCCTAAACTAATGAATAAAGGAGGTTATGCAATGTGGTTTGATTCAACATTTGTAGTTACATTTGGTAATGTTATGTCAGCTGGAACTTCTAAAATTAAAGCTATTAAAGATGGTAAACAAGTTGAATTTGCTAAACGAGTAAATATTCAAATTGATAAAAACCATATTAATGGTGTTACTACTAGGGGTAAAATTGTAATGACACCCCATGGATTTATTTTAGATAATGATCGAGATCTTAAAAATTATAAAGAGGCTCAAAAAGAAGATTGGGCTAAAATTTTAGGTGGTGGTGATTTTAGGGTAGTTGAAGAAGGTCAAGCATTTACAGATATAACATCTTTTGAAGACGAGCCACAATAAATTTTGATACCCGGAATATCTTTCGTATATTCCGGTATAAAACAAATTAAATGAAACAGAAAGAATTATTTAAACTCCTAGATAATATTAAGGAGCAAGGGGAAGGTACTGTAGTAAACAGTGAAAGGGTTTTACTAATAGATGGTTTAAATCTATTTTTTAGAAACTTTGCAATGATGAATATGGTTAATCCTAATGGAGTTCATGTAGGGGGTTTAGGTGGTTTTTTCCGTTCATTAGGTGCTTTAATTCGTCAAATAGACCCAACACAAGTATATGTTGTATTTGATGGAGCAGGGTCAGCAAATAATCGAAAAAATATTTTACCTGAATATAAATCTGGTAGAGATCTTCAACGTATTACTAATTGGGATGCATTTGATGATTTAGCAGATGAACATGATGCTAAAGTAGATCAAATGGTTAGAATTATTCAATATCTAAAAACATTACCTGTTAAAACATGCAGTATTGATAAAGTAGAAGCAGATGATATAATTGCTTATTTTAGTAAAATCATACCTCAAAAACCTGAAGATAAAGTATTTATTGTATCTTCTGACAAGGATTTTTTACAATTAGTAAATGAGAATGTTATTGTATATCGTCCTATGGAAAAAGAATATTATACTGAACAAACTATGGTTGACAGGTATAAAATGTCTCCAAAAAACTTTATACTGCATAAAACATTATTAGGGGATAATTCAGATAAAGTAAAGGGTGTTAAAGGTTTAGGTGAAAAAGGATTATATAAAAAATTCCCGGAATTAACTCAACGAGATCTAAATTTAGAAGATATATTTACAATATGTGAATCTAAACTTAAAGAGCATGTAGTATATGCTAGAGTATTACAAAGTAGAAGTGACTTAGAAAAAAACTTCAAAATTATGGATTTAGATAACCCCATGATTGATAAAGACGATGAAAAATATCTAAACAAAGTTGTCGAATCAGAAATCCCTCAATATATTCCAGACCAATTTGTAGCATTTTACAACCAAGATCAACTAGGTGGAATGATACGAAATGTTGAGTTTTGGGTAAAAGAAATTTTTGAAAGACTAGTTATAAAAAAATAAGTTATATGACATTATTAAATTTAAACCAATATGGTCCTCATTTTCAAATAAAGGCCATATCTTCTCTACTGACTCATAAACAGTTTTTGATTAGTATACACGATGTTCTAAGTGATGAATATTTTGATAATCAAGCACATAAGTGGATTATTAGTGAGATATTAAGATATTATGATAGATATCATACTACCCCTTCAATGGATATTCTTAAAGTTGAAGTTAAAAAAATAGATAATGAAGTCTTAAAATTATCAATTAAAGAACAACTTAGAGAAGCATACCAAGCATCTGAAGATGATTTAGAATATGTTCAGGAAGAATTTTCTTTATTTTGTAAAAACCAACAATTAAAAAAAGCCCTACTTAGTAGTGTTGATTTATTAAAAGCAGGTGATTTTGATGGTATTAAACATTTAGTAGAATCTGCCTTAAAAGCAGGAAATGATAAGAATGTAGGACATGAGTATAATAAGGATATTGAAACAAGATTTAGAGAAGATGCAAGAACGACTATCCCAACACCTTGGCCTAGAATTGATGAATTATTACAGGGTGGGTTAGGAAACGGAGATTTTGGTCTTATATTTGGTAATCCTGGAGGTGGTAAATCATGGTCTCTTGTTGCAATAGGGGGACATGCTGTTAAAATGGGTTATAATGTAATACATTATACCTTAGAATTAGGAGAAGCATATGTTGGAAGGCGATATGATGCTTTTTTTAGTAAAGTACCTGTTGATAAAATCCTCCAAAATAGAGAAAAAATTGAAGAAATTATTCCTCAACTACCTGGTGAATTAATTATTAAAGAATTCCCAACAGGTAGAGCAACTATGTCGACTATAGAATCCCATATAGCAAAAGTTACAGATACAGGGATGAAACCAGATTTAATAATAATAGATTATGTTGATCTTTTAGGTACAAAGAAAAAAACAGCTGATCGTAAGGGTGAAATAGATGATATTTATACAAGCACTAAAGGATTAGCTAGAGAATTAGATGTACCTATTTGGTCAGTTTCTCAAGTTAATAGAGCTGGTGCAAAAGATGATATTGTAGAAGGAGATAAAGCAGCAGGGTCATATGATAAAATTATGATTACTGATGTCTGTATTTCCTTATCAAGAAAAAAAGCAGATAAAGTAAATGGTACTGGAAGATTTCACATTATGAAAAATAGATATGGGATTGATGGGTTAACTTTTGGTGTTAAGGCTGATACATCTACAGGTCATTTTGAAGTAGTAGATTATAACCCAGAGGATTATGAGAAGGAAGAAGTTCAACCTTCAAATGGTTTTAATAGTGGTCTTGATACCTTTGATAAACAGTCTTTAAAAAATAAATTTTTTGAACTAAATAAATAAATAAATAAAATGGCAAAAACTTCCTTACTAAAAGAACGTATAGTATATAAACCTTTTGAATATCAAGAGGCATCAGATTATTGGTTACAACAACATCAGGCTCACTGGTTACATACAGAAGTTCCAATGATGAGTGATGTTAATGATTGGAAACAAAATTTAACAGATAATGAAAAAAATATTATTGGTACTATATTAAAAGGATTTGCCCAAACTGAAACTGTAGTAAATGATTATTGGTCAACATTAGTTACAAAATGGTTTAGAAAACCTGAGGTAATCAAAATGGCTGTTACATTTGCTGCATTTGAAACGATTCACGCTGAGGCCTATTCTTTGTTAAATGAGGAATTAGGATTAGATAATTTTAGTGAGTTTCTAGAAGATGAAGCTACAATGGCTAAAATATCAGCATTAACTGAAGTTAGAGATTCACATACTGGTGAAGCTAATTGGCATGAAAGAGCTAAATCATTAGCTATATTTTCTGCATTTACTGAAGGTGTTAATTTATTTTCATCATTTGCAGTATTGTTATCATTTAAATTAGATAATAAACTTAAAGGTGTAGGACAAATAGTTGAATGGAGTATTAGAGACGAATCATTACATTCAGAAGCTGGGTGTTGGTTATTTAGAACTTTACTACAAGAACATCCAGAATTTAATACCCCTGAATTAAAAGCAGATATTGAAGAAGCAGCGTTACTATCTTTAAAATTAGAATTAGATTTTATTGATAAAGTATATGAAATGGGTGATTTAAAAGGATGCCCAAAATATGATT